GACCCCAATCGTGGCCATGTGCGCGTGTGCCGCCTGACACGCCGGTCCCGGACCTGGCGTTCAAGCTACTCAGCATACGTACACATGATTGGATCACTGCGCCTACAAAAGGTTCAGTATCCACCACAACCCAGTCGGTTGACGTCGACTGGTTCCGGAGATCTTTCTCCTTCCGAATCCTCGTGGCGGGACTCAGTGATTCTGCACTGGCCCGCACTGGTTTCCGCCTTCGAAGCCTTAGAGGGCACACTAACCTTGGATCAGCGTCCGAAGAACGCGAGACGAGTCTCGCGCTTCGTACGGTGGGTCCGAGGCGTGGCCGCGTCTGGGCCCACGTTCGTCAAAACGTGGTGTCACCAGGCGCGTACCAGAGCGTTTACACGCAATGGCACCTCCGCTTCTCAGGCATTCTACGCTAGCACCCTAGGGCGAAGCATAGACTGGAAATCAGCGGCTGATTCTGCTCCAAAGGAAGAGCAGGACCAACAGCCTACGAGGGCTTCCGCGAGAGCCGACAGAGCCAAGGACGACGCAAAGAAGCGTTGGACAAGACCGTTCACTGGAGACAGTGACTTGCTACACGCCGTGCTCGGGCGCTTGGAGCGGTACCTCAAGGTTACCGCTCTTAGCGACGAACAGGTGGCAGCAATCCCATGGCCCACCCTAAACAACAAGAGTTGTCTAGAGATGGACAGGGGAGGTAACGGCACAGCACGGGCTATTGCAGGAGCTGCGAAACGGTTTAGCCGGATCAGCAGCATGCGGGTGCAGCTCGGGGCAGAACGCCAGCTCGAAGAGGCGATGGAGGGATTCCTCCAACGACTCGAACGAGACGGGCGCCCTGTACCGGGCGACATGCGCAGCGGTGGAATCACCGTCCTACAACGAGCCAACCGAGTCATCAACTTGTGTGATGCAGTACGAGAAGAGGAGCGCCAAACCGGCAATCCTGTCCCGTTCTACCTCACAGCGACCTCGCACGCCCTACGGGACGGCGCGCGGATCCTCAAGGCGATGACAGGGGGTGTGCTATGCCAGGAACCTCTCACTATCTCCGACGAGCTCGGCGAGTATATCGCCGATTCGCTGAACGTATCTGTTCAACCACTTCTTCCCGCTGTGATTCCCGAGCTGGGGGATAAGATCCGGTTGGCGACCATCCACTCCGTAGAGGAGGTGTGGCCGGCCCGGCGTCTTACCCAACTAACTCTTGGAACTCTCAAGAGGAACGTGTGGACCCACAACGCAGTGACAGGAGGGTATGATGGCGACCGAGACATCCATAGGATGAAGGCCGACGAGAGTGCACAAGTGTACTCCGCCGACCTCTCGGCGGCTACAGACCACATCCCGCACCACGTTGCTCAAGCATTCGCGAACCTTCTCATAACGAGACGGTTCAGCGGTACCCAGCGTGCCAAGTGGCTCGCGTGCGTACCACGAATGTTTGGTCCTCACGACATCCTCGAGAAGAGGCCCGAGAGTAGCCTGGCGGAAGCGCAGATCGGTGCTGAGAGGACGACGAGAGGGATCCACATGGGCCTAGGGCCTACGTGGGTGATCCTCTGTCTCATCAACATCGCCTGTGCACTGTACGCCACGGAGCATCGGAAATCGTTCGCGGTCTGCGGCGATGACCTCATCGCACTTTGGACACCGGAGGAGGTGTCGAGGTACGAGGAGGCCATGGAGGGTCTAGGCTTGGTGATCAACCGCGGTAAGGCCTTCTTCGCTCAGCGAGGGGTGTTCTGTGAACTCCTCGTTGAACGGGAAGGAACGACTGCGCTCAGACTCACAGATGTGGGCCACATCGCCGAGGATAGCATGGCGCTCAACCGTTCGGGTCGTAGCAAGCATACGCTCGCTACGATGAACGGTCTAGCACCTCATGCTGCTCGGTTCAAGTGGTCCCGCGATTTGCGAGAACGAGTGCAGAAGTCTTACCGCGTTTCCACCTTGCCAGGACCTATCCAACTGGGGGGACATGGTCGAGGGGTAATGAACCCTCGCATGATCCTACCGAGCCTCACCGAAGGAAAGATTTCCTTGGTGAGACGCGCACGTACGGAACCAGGCGCGGAGACGGCTGAGCAAGTTGCTCTGACCGATCTCCGTGAGAACGCCTGTCTCCAGCACGAGCGCGATCCCGACGTGGCTTACACCACGTGGGAGGATGCTCGGGAGAATGTCATGCGGGAATCAAGACTCCGTGACCTCTTCGAGGGGATTAAGCCCAAGAAGGAGCCCCCTACCAGAATCGCCACATTCCGCAAGAAAGCGGGCGGAAGGCTCAAGAAGGCACCCAAGGCACAAGGAGCAGAATTCTTCAACGCGGTGAAAATTGCGTTGAAGTCCGCTCATTGGCCCCGGAGTGCGCGACTGAGCTTCCTTCGCGTCGTCCATCGCTCTGCCGTCAGGCGGAAGCATTGGAAGGAGAAAGACCTGACTAGAGTGCAACATCTCCTGTTGTCCTGTCAGCCTCAACTATACGTTGAGGTGCAGCACCTGGAGGACGTCTTAGAAGACGTCGCACTCCCCGGACGAGGGATCCCCGACTGCGCAAAGTCGGGAACGGCCAACGCTAACGCGTCGGCGGATGGAGCAGCTTGGTAGCCG